ACCGATACCTTACCATTGGCAGGTATGTGTTTACTAATTCTATGTGTTGGGATATCCTCTCTTACTGCTACCTTTCTTTTTAAGATGATAAATTCAACATCAATCACATCTTCGGAAATATTTAATAATTCTGCGTAAAACTTTTTGTATAAAAGTATTTGTGCATTTTTAACTGGGTCTGATTTTTGATACTTACTCCAACCTCTTGTAGAAGTTTTAAAATCAATGATTCTATATCTACCATTAAAGGTATCTCTAATAATCAAATCTATGAAACCCATAAAGTTTACATTTTCTGAAATCTTTGTGTTTATAGGTTGCTCAATTGCTACTAATTCATCATGTTTTAATGAAAAGAAACGATTAAAATTTTTAGATTTTTGAAACCAATCTAATAATACATTTCCATCTTCCAAAAATTCTATCATTTCTTCTTTAGTACATATTGTAGTATTACCTATTTCTCCTTCGGTTTCTTTAAGATACGCATCTCTCATTCTTTCTTTTAGATAATCTTTCAAATCAATCATCTTATCAGCTTGTGACTTTGATATTCTCAAACATTTCTCCAAATAATTTTGAAGTGTTTCGTGCATTGCAGTTCCAAAAATAGAATGAATATTGGAAGAATTTTCTCCTAACTTATCTATGTATGCTAATTTGTATTGATGTGGACAATTATGCCACATACTATATTGTGAAAATGATACTCTTGCCATAATATATCTAATATAAGACAAATAATTGGATTTACCAAAATTAAAGTAATTTTTTGGTAGATTTTGTTGTAATCAATTCGTTTATAAAAGATAATTTTTCAGGTAATTCTATGTCATTAAACAATAATGTATGTGCAATATTACCTCTTAAATATTTTTGAGCATTTACTTTATCCCAATCAGATACTTCCGAATTCTTTAAGTATTCCAAATATTTTAGAATAGATTCTTTTAATTTATTTGATGTTATTTTGTGTAAATTATCAGTAAATAATTTAATAGTTTTTTCTTTTGCAATAGGAAAATTAATAGTATTATACCAAAATGGATATTGTATATAGTGAAAATTTATCAAATCTTGGTCTTCTCCTAATTCTTCTAAAAAATCAAAAAAGTTAAATGAATTTAAAACGGAACATGTGTATTGAAAATCATATGATACATTTTTGTATTTATCTTGTGCCCATTTCATTATTAATAAATTCTTTTTAAACACTTTTGTATCAAATCCCGTTCTAACGTATTCACCAACTTCACCCAAACCATCTATTGAAATTGAAAAATGTGCATTATAAAAATCTTTTAAATAATCAAATATAGTTTTTCCTTTATATTTTAAAATACTAAAATTAGTATTATACATTATTGATATATGCTTTTTATCTTTTATAGATTCCAATAAATCAAAATGTTCTTCTAATACAAATGGTTCACCACCTGCAAAATATAATATTTCTATATTTTTAATTGATTCTTCGTTTAATTGAAAAGTTACTTTATTAACATCACTAACTTTTTCAACACCAAAATATAAAACATTTTCATTTGTATCATAAAAATCTTGCTTTTCTTCTTGCCATTTTGTTGAAAAACCATCATTACACGTTCTACATTTAAAATTACATATATTAGATGGTCTTAAATCCAATGAAATAAAATCAGGCTCTATATGACCATTAAATTTCTTTTTACTAAAATATTTTTTTTCTAATTTTTTAGTTTTATCAGAATGATGTTCGTTCCATTTATTTCTAGAAGATTTTATATTTTGTTTTTCTAATTTATAACAAGCATTACAATATTCATTTTCAACACCATTTAGCATATCCATTCTTAATTTTTTATATTCATCTGAATTAAATGCCGTATCAATATTTGTTGATTTTAAATCAATATCTGTAAATTGTTTTTGTGAATCACAACATGGTTTCGCCTTTCCATCCATGTAACCATTAAAGTGTATAAAAGGTAATATGCAAAAAGACTTATTCATATTATATTTTCAATTTAAGTTTTGTTATTTGTTTTTTATCTATTGCATATTTTTCACAAACATATTTTATATTTTCTCTACCCTCACGTGTTGAATAAAGTACTTCCAAATATTCAATTGCTTGATTTTCTGAACAATCGTATTCTTTTTTTAATAGGTCTACAATAAATTGTTCATATTTATCTTCCGATTTACCTTTGATATATTTTAAAAAATATTTACCTTTTGGAATAACATTAATATACAAACTATACATTTCTTTTGGAGAAAGAGTTTGTGTTAAAGGTAATAAAGATGCAACCAATTCAACCCATTCAGGTTTCATTGATAAGAATCTATTAATCATAAAATTACTCCAAGTTTTTAAATCCTCTTCTGTGAGTTTATCAAAATACTTTGGGTCTTGTGTAGTAGTTATTGCATTAATATGGTCAAATAACTTTTGTGCCATTATTCTATGATTTTTGTTTCTTGTAATTCTTGTGGTAATAATTCTTGTAAAGGTTTACCACAAGTTGCACATATATATAATTCAATTGGCATAACTGAATCTTTTGGTGCACCTGTTAATAGTCGAGATATTTTTTTAAATCTATAACCTGGTAGGAAAAGTTTTCCTCCACATTCACAATTCATATCTCTCGCATCATTTAAATTAAAATTTGGTGGTAATTGTTGTTCCATTATTTTATTATGTTTAATATTTGTATAATTGTAGACATAAATACAATTTCTTTATCCACTACCAATGCGTCTTTTGAAAGACCATCTGCAATAGTTAAAATTATATTTGCTACGTTTCCTGTTCCATATTCGTCTACTTTATCGTATAACATTGTATACATTTCCGAATAGTCATTTAATTTGTTATCCGCTACGGCTTGTCTAATTTTCATAAACATATTTCTCTTATCATCATTTGTTTTTAAGAGTTCAATAAGTTTAGTTGCAAAATTTGCTTCAACCATCACTTTATGGTCTACTTTTAATTCACCCTTTGCCGATTGTAATTGACAAGTATTAAGTATTCTTCTAATATCTGGATAATACGAATTAATCACATCAGCCATATTTTTTGGTTCATACTTAATCTTTTCAGCATCTAATATCTTTGCTACCTGAACTGCTACATCTTTTTTAGTCGGAGGTGTGATTGCGAAAGATTGACATCTACTTTGGATAGGGTCAATGATTTTCTCAATGTAATTACAAGTTAAGATAAATCTACAATGTTTACTGAATGTTTCCATTAAGTTTCTCAAAATCGCTTGTGCTCCCGGTGTCATATAATCAAACTCATCTAAGATGATTACTTTGAAACCTGCAAAACCTACCGATGATGCAAAATTCTTAACTTTTGTTCTAACAGTATCCACATTGTTTTCATCCGATGCGTTGATAATCATAAAATCACATTTGATTGTGTTTACGATTAGTTTAGCAAGTGTGGTCTTACCCGTACCCGCTTTTCCATACAACAATAAATGTGGTATGTCGTTTGCATCTAAATATTGCTGAATTGTTTCTTTGATGGTTTCATTACCAACATAGTCAGCAAGAGTTTGTGGGCGGTATTTCTCCACCCACAAACTATGTTCTCTTTTGTTTATATCGTTTGCGAAAAAACTCATATTATTTTCCAGTTGAACCGAATCCGCCTTCGCCTCTTTCGGTGTTTGTTAATTCATTTACTTCTACAAAATCTACATGGGGGTGTGGAATAATCATAAGTTGACAAATTCTATCACCAACACCATATAAAAAACTACCACCTTTAGATGATAACGATTTTTGATTAAATGTAGCCTGTATTTCACCTCTATATCCACTATCAATTACACCTACTGAATTACTCAATGATAAATCAGTTTTACGAATGGATGAACGGGGAAATACTAATCCTACAAATCCTTCGGGGATTTCTATTGCTAATCCTGTTCCATATGTAATTTGTGTACCATCAAAGTTCATTGATGTTGCTACTAAATCCATACCGGCATCTCCTGCTTTTGCATAGGATGGGATAATTGCATTAGGATTGAGTTTCTTTATTTTGACTTGCATTTTGTTGACTTCTTTGTTGTTTTGTTTCTTCACTAATTTCTCTTGGGAATACTCTAAAGGTCATTCCATTTTGTTGAAAATTCAATCCTTCACCTTCATTTGGTTCTAATTGTAAAGTCAATGGTGCGGGGGTTTCACCTTCATTTGACCATGCAAATACAATTGGTTCGTTGTTGAAAAATTGAAAACACCACTCTGCGTCTTGAATTGGTTGTGCTTCAGGTACATTAATACTA